GCCGGCCCGGATATCCCCCCCCCCCCGTGGGGGGGGGGGGGGGGGGGGTGGAGCAGAGGCCCGGTACTCTCCGCGCTAGACACACCCCCGTCAAAAAAATACAAAATCTGAGCCGCCATAAACTTGCGCTTCCGGCCGCGCGGCCGTAACTTTCCAGAACTCCCCGCTCGGGTGCCTCCGGCCTCACCGCCGACAATGCCGAAAGGATGGGCCGACTAGGAACCTGCCAGCGTGGCGCTCAACCTACCTCCCGCTTCCCCCCGCTACAGCCGCACCAACGAGAATCAGGCCCGCCGAGCTATCGAGTCGGCCTTCGCTGACGTCTACGCCCGGCTCTCGCAGGCCGAAGAGTCGCTGGCGAGCCTGCCCGGCGGCCAGGAGCCGGTCGGCCCGACCGCAGGCTTCACGTTCGTCAAGACCGATCTCGTGGTGGACTTCACGGACGCGACGGTCGAGGGCGACGCGGCGGTTACGGCGCACGACTGGGACTTCGGGGATGGGGCGACCAGCACGGCCGCGTCACCGACTCACACGTACCCGGATACCGGCTCCTATCTGGTGACGCTCACAGTCACCGACGCGAACGATTTGCAGGACACCACTCAGCAGTCGGTCAGCGTGGTCAAGCCCGCCCCCGGCGGCAACCCGGTCACCTTCGTCGCTCGCGGCGTTCAGTCGGTGGGTCAGATCGAATCGCTCTACCCGTACTGGAACGGCGCGCATCTCGCCAACCTGTCGCCCTCGAACTGCCAGAGCGTGATCCAGGGCTTCGCGGACGCGGGCATGAAGGTCAACCTGCGACTGTGGACCGACGCGCAGTCGAAGGACGCCTCGGGCACCTTCAACATCGACAACTGGAAGACCTCGGTAGACCGCTACCTGCCGCACCGCGACTTCCTCAACGCGATGGGCCGCGCGGGCGTCATCATGTCGCACCTAATCATGGACGACATCAAGGCGGGTCACCGCTGGGGCCGCCCGATCACCAACGCCGAAGTCGAAGAGATGGCGCAGTACAGCAAGCAGTTCTACCCCGACCTCGAAACGAACGTCCGTGCACGTACGACTCAGTTGAGCGGATTCAGCTTCAACTTCCTCGAAAGCTGCGGCTCGATCTACCTGTTCAACCGTGGTGGCGTGCCCGAGCAGGGTCGTATCGCGGACTGCACGGCTTACCGTGACGCCGAACTCGCCGCCGGTGCTACGCTCGGCGTGAAGGTCAACTTCGGCATGAACATCACGAACGGCGGCGACAGCACGAGCGGTCAGGTGGGCGAGAACCCCGGCTCGAACGCGAACTGGCGCATGTCGGCCCAGGAGCTACGCGACTACGCCGACATCCTGGTCCCGGCGAACAACCAGAGCAACGGTTGGTTCGACCAGTGGGAGTGGAATAGCGGCTCGGGCATGGCGAACTATCTGGCCGATCCCGCCATCGAGGCATCACAGGAGTACATCCGCGCGCTCTGCGACGCCCAGTAATGCCGGAGGCCACCAACCCGTTTCTCGAATTCATGGATCGCTACGCCGGGGACACCGAACTCTTCATTCGGGAAGTCCTCGGCGTTGGTGAGGACGTCTTCGCGGAGGTCGAGGGGCGCGGTCGCATTCAGGTCCAGGGCATCTATCCCGATCAGCTTGAACTGATCGACGCCTACAACCGCCGGGAGCGCCGCATCTCGAAGCGCTCCGGTCACGGCCCCGGCAAGACGACCTCACTCGCGTGGATCATCTGCCACCACTCGACCTGTCGCTACAAGCAGAAGACGGTTTGCACCGCACCCACCAGCGGTCAGCTATTCGACGCGCTCTACACCGAGACGGTGTCGTGGTTCAACCGGCTCCCCAAGACGATCCGTGATCTCTTCGAGGTCAAGAGCGAGTCCATCGAACTCATCGCCGCGCCGGAAGACAGCTTCGTCAGCTTCCGTACCTCGTCAGCCGACAAGCCGGAAGCACTGGCCGGTGTCCACTCGGACTGGGTTCTGCTCATCGTGGACGAAGCGTCCGGTGTGCCTGAAGCCATCTTCGAGTCCGCGTCCGGCTCCATGTCCGGCCACAATGCCTGCACGATCCTGACCGGGAACCCCACCCGTACGAGCGGTCTCTTCTACGACTCGCACATGAAGGAGGAACTCGACGGGCAGTGGGTCCGGCTGCACGTCTCGTCCGAGGGTCACCCCAACGTATCGCCGGACTTCATCACGCAGATGAAGGCGCAGTACGGCGAGAACAGCGACGCCTACCGCGTCCGCGTCCTGGGTGAGTTCCCGCAGGGTGAAGCCAACACGGTCATCCCGGCGGCGTGGATCGAGGCGGCACTCAAGCGCGACGTGAAGGCCCAGCTAGTGCGGCCGATTTGGGGCGTAGACATCGGGGAAAGCCACGACCCGAGCGCGCTCTGCAAGCGCCGAGGCAACGCGCTGGACGAACCGACCGAGGAATTCCACGCCAACGGCGAACTGATGCGCGTGGTTGGCTGGGTGAAGGGTCACTGGGACCGCACTCTGCCCTCGCAACGTCCGAGCGACATCTGCATCGACTCCATCGGCATCGGCTCCGGCGTGGCCTCGCGGCTCCGCGAACTGGGACTCCCGGCGCGCAGCGTCAATGTGGCCGAATCGCCCGCGATGAAGGACCAGTACATGCGCCTCCGCGACGAATTGTGGTGGAAGGGGCGCGAGTGGTTCGAGAAGCGTGACTGCAACATCGCCGGAGACTTGAAGCTGAAGCAGGAATTGGTCCGGCCGACCTACACGACGACGGTGACGAACAAGGTTCAGGTCGAGCCGAAGAAGGCGACCAAGAAGCGCACCCGCTCGAAGTCGCCCAACCGCGCCGATTCGTTCATCCTGACGCACGCGAGCGAAGCCATCACGGCTTCCGCCGGAGATAACAACGTCACCAGTTGGAATCAGCCGCTTCAGCGGGAAATCGGAGGACTGGTATGAGGCAGAGGGAGCAGCCGATGGATTGGGTGGTTGGAATCGCGCTCGGAGCCCTCGCTTTGACGTGGCTCAACTCGGTCACGCGCCCGGCGCGGGGCCGCAATATCCCAATTTCGGTAGTGCCCGGCCGAACGGAGGTCGCGGTGGCGGAAGAGTATCACGACGAGTACACGCCGGACGAGGAAAACTCGCAGTTGGCGATTTACCAGACGCTCTCGGACGCTGAGAAGCACTGGGCCGACCGTTGTGCAGCGCGTGTGGCGAACCTGCTCTACTCGTTGGCGCCGGAAGACGCCACGCGCCGACTCTTCACCTTCGCGGAGCGCAAGGAATTCGACATTCCAGTGAATCACCGCCCCCGGCCGAAGGAATGAGCATCCACGCCGTCATTACTGACCTGATCGAGCGCTGCCGGGAGCCCCTGGCGAAGTCGGATTGGGAATTGGTCACCATCTCGGGTCCGCAGGAGGACTGCACGGCGTCGTGCGAGGCGATGCCGGAGTATCGGCGCGCCAAGCTGACCTTCGACCCGGAGAAGCTGGAAACGGGCTCGGACGTCGCGGAGATCGTGGTGCATGAACTGGCCCACTGCGATACGTGGGAGCTTCACACGCTCTGCGAAGAGTTGGCGAAGGCGCTTGCTGAGTCGGCACCTAAGCCATACAGGAAGGCACTCAAGAAGCTGCTGCTTGAGAAGGTCCGACAGGCCGGTGAACGCTGCACGACCGACGTCGGCCACACGTATCTGCGACTGCTCCGGCGCGCCGGAGTGCTGGACACACCCCCCGCAAACGGTTAAGTTTCGACAGTTCGCCGCTTGCGGGCGGCATCTCGGGTTTAGTTTTTCGGTCGAGTTTAGTAATCACTAAACTGGCCCTGAAAAATAAACACCCGCTCCCCAAGACAGGATGATCGCATGGACACGTAATGGCGTATTTGCAGCACAGCCCAGCCGATGAAGGCACGTCCGCAGTTCTCCGCACCCCCACAGTAGGCCCCCGGCCGGATGAAGGCCCGATGGACGACAGCGAGATGCAGTCGCTCGTCAGCGGGATGATTTCGGCTGCGACCCAGTACGTCGATGGCGAACTCTCGCCGGAACGCGCGCTGGCGACCGACTACTACTTCGGCCGCAAGGTCGGTGTCCTGGCGGCGCAGAAGGGTCGTTCGAGCGCGGTACTGACGGAAGTGCGGGATGGCGTTCAGGCAGTGCTGCCCTCCCTGCTGCGCGTCATCTTCGGCCCCGAGCATGCGGTTGAGTTCGTGCCCCGATCGGCCGAGGACGTAGACGCCGCGCTGCTGAAGACCGACTACGTGCGGTTCGTGTTCGAGGAAGACAACGCCGGATTCCTGAACACCCTCGCGGTCCTGAAGGACGGTCTGGTCAAGAAGCTGGGCGTGTTCAAGTGGGGCTGGGACGACACCACCGAAGTCACGAACTACAAGCTGGACAACCTGTCGGGCGAGCAGCTAGAAGCCCTGGCGATGGACGACGAGGTCGAGATCACGCGCATCGAGCAGCGTGACGACGAACTCTTCGACATCGAAGTGAAGCGCACGCAGAAGAGCGGTCGCGCCACGCTGTTTCCGGTCCCGCCCGAGGAATTCCTCCACAACCGCGAAGCGCGCTCGCTGGACGAGGCGCTGTTCGTGGCCCACCGCACTCACAAGCCGCGCGGCGAACTCATCGCAATGGGGATCGACCCCAAGCTGATCGATGAGCACGGCGGCCTCGACTCCGACCTACAGGACTCCGAAGAGCAGATCGCGCGCATGCCGAACGGCATCACCGGCGAGCACGAAGACCTGGGTGAAGCCAACGACAAGATTCTCTACGTCGAGAGCTACGTGCGTCTCGACTTCGACGGAGACGGCATCGCAGAACGCCGGATGATCTGCACCATCGGCCCGAGCCACTACCCGGTGGTGAATGAGCCGTGCGACGACATCCCGTTCGCCATCTTCTGCCCCGACCCGGAGCCGCACACGCTCCTGGGCCAGTCGTGGGCCGACCGTCTCATGGACATGCAGGACATCAAGTCGGCGCTCATGCGTGGTGGGCTCGACTCACTGGCAGCATCGCTCTTCCCGCGTACGTGGTACAAGGAAGGCGACGCCAACATGCACGACGTCCTCAACCCGGCTATCGGCGCGCCCATCCGCACGAAGAGCGGCGCGGCCGCCGTTGGGGAGTTCGCGCACACGTTCGTAGGGAAGGAAGCGTTCACCGTCTTGCAGTATTGCGATGACGTGGTCGAGCGCCGCACGGGTCAAAACAAGGGAGCACAGGGGATCGACGCCGATGCCCTACAGTCAAGCACCAAGACCGCAGTCGCGGCCGCCGTCACGGCTTCGCAGGCCCAGCAGGAAATGCTGGCCCGCATCTTCGCAGAGGGAACGCTCAAGCGCGTCTTCCGTGGGCTCCTGCGCCTGCTGGTCAAGCACCAGCCGCGCGCCCGCGTCACCAAGCTGCGCGGCAACTGGGTCGAGATCGATCCGCGCGTGTGGGACGCCGACATGGACGTCCAGTGCAACGTCATCCTCGGCGCTGGGCTGGCGGAAGAGAAGATCGCCACGCTTCGGGAGGTCGCAGAGATTCAGGGAGCAATTCTTGAGAAGTTGGGCCAGGAAAATCCCATCGTGAGCCTCAAGGAATACCGCGACACGCTCGCACAGATCGTGGAGATGCGCGGGTTCAAGAACAGCGGGAAGTTCTTCAAGCCCATCACCGAGAAGCAACTGAACGAGATGCGCGCGGCCGCCGCGAACCAGCCACCGCCGGAAACGCCGGAGATGGTGCTCGCCAAGGCGCAAATCCAGATCGAGCAGATGAAGGCGCAGGCCAAGATCGCCACGGACAAGATGAACGCCGAGCGCGACCTCCTGAAGACCCGCATGGAACTGGAACTGAAGCGCCGCGAGATCATGCTGGAAGACGACCGGCAGCGCGACAAGCAGGCCGCCGACGCCATCATCAAGCTGCGTGACATCGAAGCCACGACCGGCGTCAGTCAGGCCAACGCCATCCAGCAGATCGAGGATGCCCGCAAGAGTGCTATGCGGAGCCCGGAAGAGATCGCACCGCGCAAGAAGCGCGTGAAGTTCGAGCGCGACGGAAACAATCGCCTCGCAGGAGCAACGGTAGAATATGAAGACGAGAGTTACTAATGGCATCAGACGTTCGCTTCTCGACGGACGCGCTCAACGCGTTCCTCGATGACCTGAACGCCCTCATCGGCTCAGGTGGGTTCTTCCGCGTGTACGACGGCACCAAGCCCGCCAATGCGGACACCGCTATCACCACGCAGGTCCAGCTTGCAGAACTGCCGCTCTCGGCGTCTCCGTTCCAGGCGGCCTCGGGGCGCACGGTCACGGCTAACGCCATCACGACCGACACGGCGGCCGACGCAACCGGCACGGCTTCGTGGGGTTCCTTCGTGAAGTCCGACGGCACGCGAGTAGTTGACGTGACGGTCGGCGAAGCTGCTGACTCGACCGACATCACGGTGGACAACAAGAGCTTCCAGGCAGGCGCGGACATCGCCATCACGGCGTTCTCCCTCTCGCTGGCTCTTTAATCGCGGGGATTACCCGCGATGGCTGTCGCCCGTGACGCGGCCGTAGCGAAGGTAGCTGCGGCGGCTCCGCAGAGTTCTGCCCGTACCCCGCTGGCGCGGGGCGGGGACAGCCACGTCTGGTCGGGGGGTAAGTAAATGGCGGCCCCGACCTTTGTAAGCGTCATCCCGATTGTATCCGACGTTGACGCCAACGTCGCGGTCCCTCTCGGTACGCACGCGGCCGACGACGTCGGTCTCATCCTCGCATGGTCGCGTGACCCCGGCGGGATCACCCTCAGCATCGACCAGGGGTGGTCGGAGGT